GTTGTAGGGCCAGCTAATATAATATTTGCGTTCTGTGTTGCTGTCTTACTTACAAAAGCTCCAGTACCACCTATCTCAATTATGCTTGTAGCTGATCCACCACCACCACCAGTCCCTTTACCATAAACAAGAACTTCATCTCCTTCCCTAAACGCAAGCTCGGCATTTTCCAACGAAGCAGGGTTAGATGATCCTGTCGATCTTTTAATTCTGATAGTGTTAGCCATTGCCTAAAAGTTTCCTCCGTCTACGAGTGTTAGTTTGGTGGTTGTAGCATCTGCTTTAAATGTACCACTAGATTGCTGATAATACACTATAGAATTATCAACTGCACTACTAGAGTCTATTACAGATGAGGGTCCTTGAGGCCCTGCTGTTGTTATTTCAACAGTAGTGACTTCATTAACCTGACTAATTTCAACCTTATTAGGTGTACTCATTCTGAATAGCCCTCATTAATATATAGTGTACCTCTTATATATTGGAATTTATCGCCATTAGGTTGAGTTAATTGAACATCATATTTTAATTCATGTTTATTAAAAGTTGTAGTTTGAGTATCAGTTAAAGCAATATCTACAATACCGGTTGATCTGTTTGTATAAGTAATAGACCAATCTGCGTATTTTGTATCTCTAAACCCATCAGATGTAATGCTATAAACTTCTGCGTCAACTGTGAAACCTGTTAAATTTAAAGCATTTCCGTCACCTCCTTTGAAGGTAAGTGTCAAAGGAAAATCATTACGTCTTGTGACGTCAAAATCTTTAACTCCAGCGATAATTGCCATTAACCAGCCTCCAATGCAGCAACTTTAGTTTCTAATGTTTCTATCTTAGCAACTGCTTCTTGTAATGAAGCAACTAGTAAAGGAACTAATTTGGATTGATCTATTCCCTGATAAACTGGTTTGCCATCACTATCAACTGCATCTTTAAGTCCTGTTACGGCTTCGGGGACTGCCGTTACTTCATGAGCAAGAAATCCATCAACTGTTAATGTACTGTTATTTTTATAATTAAATCTGTAAGTTTTTAAAGTTTTTAATCTTGTTATACCATCTGTTAAATCAACGACATTTTCTTTTAATCTATAATCGGAGCCTACATTATAAGCAGTTGCACTTCCGTTAGTAGTTATTGTTCCAACATTAGTACCGGCATATTCAAATTCTAGTAACCGACCTGTTGTATTTCCATTGTCAGGTAAACCAGCAGAAGAAAGTCTGTTGATGAAAATAGCCGGACCTGTATTATTGTCGCTTTTAACAAGTGACAGAACTTCAAAACCAGCTCCATTATTACTTTGAGAAGTAATAAGTGCCCAGCCAGCAGTTGTTAAAACATTACGGCTAGCAGAATGTGAAATAAGAGATCCTTCTTGAACTCCAACTCCCATTACTGAAAATCTAGTAGTACTATCTGTTTTAAAAACAATATCGCTTTCTGTATCAGTATGTAATATAAGATCTCCTGTACCTTGGTGAAGTATTTCTGAATTGCCGTTTGCCGTTTGCAATCTTTTTATTGATAAACCGCCAGTAGTATGAGTTGTATCAGCAACAAGATTTATAGCCGTATCTTGGTTATTTAAACCATTTGTTTTTATATCTAATGTTGCACCTCCAGTAGTTGGGATAACTTCAAGTTTGCCTTTAATTTCTGTTCCAGTTGTTTTAAATAATGCTGTATTAACTGAATTATTAGAAACTCCTATTTCATTAGATGCACTTCTATAAAAACCAGTACTAGCTGAGTCTGTAAAAGTATAAGATGGATCTGACGCTGACCCAACAGGACCAAAGAAATTTCCGTTTGCTAAATGAATAAAATCTATTTTTCCATCTGTTGGTGTTGCCTTATAAAAACCCATCTTGCTTGAGTTAGTATCGGCATACCACATGAAACCAAGTTTAGTTGTAGGCTCACTTCCGTATCCGTTATTTATTTGTATAGCATTAAAAATATTATTTAAATCTGTTCTTACAGCAAGGCCTGTATCATTATCAACAAAATAATTATCTGGTTTTTGTACAGTCATTTTACTTTCTTTTTTTAATTACTAGTTTAGCCTGAACCATAACCAAAAGCACTATATGTGAAATTTCTAGCTACAAAACTAGATCCATTTTTTATAGATACAACAAAATTATTTGAACTTACACTATCAATAGTAAAGAAATCACCTGACTGCATATTATTTACATTTATAAATACAACTGGATTAAAAGCTGATGTACTACCACCAACGGCAGTAGTTCCAGTAAAGAATTTCTTAGCAAAAGTAACTGTTGTTGCTCCACTTCCTGAACTTGTAAGAATACCGTTAGTTGCACTTGAATTATCAATACTTCTTTCGGTTCTTGCTTTAAATGTTAAATTTACTCCTAATTCAGTTATGGCAACATTTTTATAACCACTATCATTCAAAACATCAATTTTAAAAGATATAGTTCTTGCAGTTGTTTCTGTATTTGTGAAAGTTTCAAAACTTGTGCTGGCTGTACCTGTCTGACTTTTAGCAATTTTAAATGTAACTGTTGCACTTTCTCCTGTTTGACCAGTACCAGTAAAATTACTTTCAGGCCAAGTATCCATTGGGTCTGTATAATCATCCCATAAAGAAACTGTTGTGAATCCAGATTTTTTAATATGAGTTGTTACTTCAAATCTAAAAGCTCCACCAAGATCAATGTCATTTGCATTAAAAGTATAGTTACCAGTATCAGATATACCTCCAGTAACAAGATCTAAAGTAGCAAATGTTTCTGAGGCCGTTGTAAGATTATTGACGTTTGTTAAAGAGTCAAAATTAGTACCAGTTGTTAAAACTAAAGCATTAAGGGAATTATTCTTAATCATATTTACTTTTGCTCCAGAAAAAGCAGAATCTTCTCTTATAGATAAGGTTTTGTCATCCCCAGAAATTAATTTATTAACAACAACAGAAGTTGCAGAAACAGACTCATTTTCATTAGTATCAATAAATTTTAAAAGATATTCGCCATTCTCATAATTATTTATAACAATTTCTGTAGAACTACCGTCAACATCTTTTAAAAAAGTTGAACTAGAATAAGTTCCAGAACCATCAGTACTTGGATCAAATCTAACTCTTACTAAGCCTCCATTTAACACATCGAAATCTTCAGAAGGGTCAAACCTTAAAATTAAATTATTTCCACTTTCTATAGCTCTTAAATTTAGAACATTTCCTATAGAAGAATTTACAATACCAGAAGCAATAAAATCTTGTTCTGAGGCTCTTACACTTTCAACTCCGTTGGTATTAATAGATCTAAGTTTAAATTCATATAAACCAGCCGGATTATCATTAATAATAAATTGATTAACAGTTTGAAAACTTACAAAAGGTCCGTTCCCACTTTGTTTATAACTAATTTTGTATTTTGCAGCCCCGTTAACATACCCAAAATCTAAAACGAGACGACTTGTAGCTCTTCCATTAACAACTATTAGTTCTTCTTTTATACTTATGATAGGTGGTGGCTCTAATTCATCTAATAAAGTTGTCGGGTCTCTTCCGATTCCTTTACCTAAATCTAAAGTATCTATAAAAGTATATTTTTGATCGTCATAAACAATGGCTGTAATGGAAAAAGTAAAATTAGAGTTTTGTTTTATATTCGTAACCCTATATTTTCTATGTTGTATATTGCCAGTTTTTACCGCCCAAATCGAACCAGCTTGTGCTTCAGGACTTAAAGCTGATGATAATGTAACTGTGCTTCCAGTCACCCCATTTATTGTTCTTTCTTGAAGTCCGCCGTTTTTATCGATAACTAAAAAATTATCTCCTACTAAACCCACTGACGTATTGGAGCTATCGTCTACTACTAAAACTGTTGGACTTGTAACTGATTTTATTCTTCCACTTGCTCTAAAACTTTCTTTTAATCTATCAGCAATTTTGATTATCATAAAAGGTTCTAATATCGAAGCAGCTTCTAAAGAACATTGAAAATTTACTACTTCACTTTCAAGTAAATTTGTATATAAAACTGATCGGCCAAGCCTTATAGCTTGGGATCTATCTGTTGTATATAAAGCTTGAATATTTGTTTGATTTAATCCATATTTACTTTCATCCTGAAAATCAAAGACTTGAGGGATTCCTTCACAACTAACAGAAACTTGATCTAATTCTTGAATACCATTATTGAAATAAGCGACATTAACTTGAGTAAATTTTTTATCTTTATCTAAACCTGCATAATTAAATTTTCCTTCTACTACATTTGCATTTGTAAATAAATAAGATGTAACTGTTTCAGCTTTATCTATAGCAATTTTTATAGAACCGTTTTGATAGTAAACAGTAGCTCTCATAAGTCCAGCTATTTCTTTAATAAGTGCTAAGGCTTTTCTTCTTTTATTTATTACTCCGTTAAAAGAATATCTTGGTGTATCTTCACCTGTAACTGGTGTTGAACAATAAAGACTTGCTGCATAAAAAGATGCTTTATTTATTTTATTTTCATCTAAATTTAAACCATAATCTTGTGTAAGGAGTGCATACAAAATCCAAGCTGGATCTGTAGTCCATCGTTTTTTATCAGAATCATTATTTAAACCAACAAAAGAATATCCTGTCGGGTAAAGTAATCTTCCATTAGTATTATTTACAGGGACAGTTCCATCATTTAATCCTATTGGAACTTTTACTTTTATTCCTCTTATTCTGTATAACCTTTGTGGAATACTAGGAAACTGTTCTGCTGAATATCGTAAACCAATATAAGCGGACTTAGGAAATGTAGTTGTAGTTGGATTTGTTGGAATCATACTTTGCAATCTTGCAAAAGAAAATTCAGTAAATCTTCTAGAGCCTTCTTCATAGACGTTCATTCTTTTTCTTTCTCGCCCTGCCATTACATTTGCAAAAGGATCTCTCCCTAAAGTTAAATTTGATCTAAATTCTTGATCTAATCTTAATACTTGTATTTCTAGAGGGAAATTAGCAGCTATCGCAGCCTCATCTCTTATACATGAGTCCGGCAGTTGGATTTGGTAATCTCTTGCATAAGTTCCAACAGAAATAGCTGCTAAAGAATGTGGGGTTTGAACTTTTATTGTAGTTCCAAGTTTATTAACTACCCTAAATTGAATATGAACAGCTCCTACAGCCGGATTTAAATTAGCAAACGGTCCTTCCGTAATCATTAAACCTTGTGAACTTCCATCAAAAGGATGTAACTGTCTTAAACTTGCCCAACTTAAAGTAACAATAACGACTCTTGGAGTATCATTTATATTTAGCCCTGCTTGTACTGTTCCTGTGATTTTATTTGCTTCTGGATTTCCGTTATTTTTAACAATAGCTGGAGTTAAAGTTTCAGATCTTCTTAATGCATCAATACCTGCCATAATTTGTTGGTCTTCTGTTCCAAGTCTGAATGCAAGAGATGTATTTATAATTGTTTCATCGTTGTCTGCATTTCTTATAGCTCTACCGTTTAAAAAAATATCTTGTTGAGCTAATTTTATATATTCTTCTTCATCAGAAGAAAGAGTTGCTTCGTCGTTCGCTGAAGTTGGTGCTACAAGAGTTGAAGGGACTGTTGTTCCGTTGGCTGATGGAGTTGCAAAACCTTCGATTTCAGCACCATCACAAACTAAATCAAGAAAAGTAAAAAACTGTACAGCCCTTATAAAATTATCGGGTAAATCTTCACTAAGACCCATCTGGTTTTGTAATCTTATATAACTCTGTATTTCTCTTGCCATAATATTTATTAGATTACATTTAAATATTTTCTACTTCTACTGTATCAGCACCAGCACTAATGACCACTGAGCCAACTAAATATTCCCCAAAAATTAAAGGAGCAGCTCCTCCAGACTTTGTAGTATTTGTAGTCGCTCCACTTATAAAAGAATTTACTTCGGGATCTCCTTGAACTTCATTACTTGAAGCTGGGGTTGGGGCAAGTAAATCAGATAAAAAACTTAATCCACCAACAACAAGAGCAGATTGAAAAGCTGTAGCTAAAGTTGCAGCTGGACCAAATAAACCGCCTACAAAAGTAGTTAAAAAAGGTAAGAAAAAATTTCCGCTTACTAAAGGTATCACTTTAATATCACCCTCACCTTGAATTAATAGATTCTTAAAACTAATATCTATATCATTCATCACTATGCTGTAACAAGCTTCATTTAAATGTTGCTGGCAGTTGGGATAGTTTACTTTTATAAAACTATAAACTTCATCTACATTAGAAACATCAGCACTAAATTCTTTTACTCCAGATAATTTTCTTAAAGGACCATAAAGTTTTATTTTTCTAATCATTTATCTGTCTCCTCATAGTGCCAATCATTATCTTGTATAGAGTAAATATACCAATCTGTCATGTACAACTTACAATTTTTTATATCAGCCTCGGATGGATCTGCACTGCCTTCCACGTGAGAATGTATAACTGCAAGTATTTCAGCTCCACTATCTTCACAAGCTGCATAATCTAAAGGATCTATTGCAAAAGTAATTTCATCATCTAAATGCGAAACAATATTTTTACAAGGATAAAAAAATTCATCTCCTTCTTTTTCTGCTAAAAAGCCACACCCTTCTGATGGTTTGCAATCTATAAAATGTTTTTTAGCATCTTCTTTCCAAGTCATACGAAAACAAAAGTACCTGTAGCTGGAAATCTATCTTTAGTGATTTGTTTTCTAGGTAAAGACAAATCCTCAAAATCAATCGAGTTAACAAGTTCAAAAGTACAGACCTCATTATTTTCTATAACTTTTTTATTAATTTGATATTCTTGCCGTTCAAGTTCCATATTTTCGTTAGGTGTGCCGTAAGGATTATTATTATTAAGAAAATTTGAAGCATCTAAAAATCGAGCCATAGTTCTAAGCCTAGTAACTGTTGCTTTTTGTAAATCATTAAAAGGAGTTACTTGATTCACAAGTTCTAAAATTGTAGAAAAGTTACTAATAGTATTAGCGAAAGTCATTGTAGGCCTTGCCATAACTGTATTATCACCAGTTTCAAAACCTTCTGCTTGACAGGCAATGGCTGTGTAAGTATTTCCTTGCCATTTTAAATCTGTATTTATACCATTAGTTCCATTATGAAATCTATAAAAAATAGTTGGACTAGATTCCGTTGAACTATAATGCAAGTCAATTTTTAACTCTAATTGAAATAATTCAATAATTGATACGCCTTCTAGTTTTTGTAGTTGTTCTACTGGAATTGTTAATTGATCAACTGGATTAATTGTCATGGTTGAAATACCTCATCAAATGTTGCTGATATAGTAACCCTATTTAAATAAGTATTTGTTCTAGAA